AGTAAGAGTGGCAGTACCAACAGCAACGCGCACGTAAACCGTGGTGTCAGCCGTAGTCGAAGTCTGCCAAGCAAGCTGAGTAGCGGCAGTGGCCGTACCCGTGAAGCGACCACCAGCCGTAGTAGCGACAGCAGCCATCAGTTCCGCACCGCCCGAGGTGGTACCGACCGAGATCGTCATCGTGCCAGCGGTAGCGGCAACAACCTGATCGACCAGAATATTGACGATCTGAGCGCCTTGGGGCAGCACAAAACGTGCGCCGTCCACGTTACTCACAACGGTGCCCGTCAGGTCACCCGTGTCATAGGACTGATTAAGCATGACCAGACCGGTATTACGGCCTGCGCCATAGCGCTGGGTGCCTGCACGGATGGGGCCGGAGAAAGTAGCGAAACTCATTTTGTATATCCTCGTTTGTTTCTACCGTTTGAGGAAAATCTGCCAAGCCAGTCGGTAGAAAAAGATGATCTTGGGTAAACAGAAACTACCACACAAACTCTAAAAAGAGAAGGGGGCCGAAGCCCCCCACTTACTACACGCTTATATCAAGCGCCCGGGGAACCCCAGATACCGAGGGGATCCGACCAGCCGAACGAATAACGCTCGCGGGCCTTGTAACGCACGTTACCCGTATCAAAGTCACCATCCATACCCGTGGACATCGGGGTACGAACAAAGTGCTTCAGACCGTTAGGAACGTCGGTCATCAGGAACCAAGCATTCGGGTCGGTCAGCCAGTGGTTGACAGTGTGACCCTCGGGGATGGAACCCATCGCCTTCAGAGCGTTGATGTCATTGTCGGTCGTGCCAACACGCAGTTCGGTCTCCAGCAGACGCTTAGCAACAAACATCAGCGAGGGCGGGATCACCAGTTTGCGGGGCTTGGCAGCGATCAGCAGACCACGCTCGTCGGTCCAAGCAGCGATCTGGATCACGGCGGCTTCAAGCGAAGTCTCGTTCAGATCGACACCAACCGAAGGACGGTTGCTGTTAGTGGCACCGCTGACCAGCGGGTGGTTAACCACCGAACCAGCCGAGTTGGTACCAAACAGCGACACGCCATCACCACCGAGGTAGTTCTGGCTGAAACCGTTGTTCAGGGTCGAAGCAGCCTTGACTTGCTTGGTGTAAGCCATGCCACGGGCCAGAGCCTTGGTGTAGCGAGCCGACAGCGAGTCGTACAGGTTGTCCTCGATGGCCTCTTCGGTCAGCGAGAAACCCAGAGCGATGGTCTCGTGGGTGTAGCGAGCAACCCAAGCTTCCTGCGCGGTGTCATAAGCAATGGCAGAACCCTCGGTCTTCACCGGAGCCTGACCGAAGCCCGACAGCTTGGTCTCTTCTTCAAAGCTACGCTCCGAGGACTCGGTTTCGTAGATCTCTTTGTGCTCTTCGCCGTAGCGAGCGTACTCCAGACCAAACAGGGCATTCAGCCCGGGCAGGAGTTCCTTGAGCAGTTGGGAACGACTAGCCACCTGATAGCCACGAGTGGTCGCAGCGACCGAAGCGGCAGCTTGGATCTGATAAAGCTGCTGGGGATCGTCGTTCACCTTGATGACGATGTTGGTGTAGCCGCTCGTGACCGCATTGGCGGGCAGGTACTGGGCGTGGACAACATACTTCAGGGTCGGGTCAACGTAGCTCACGCCAACGCAAACACCAAGCACACCACCGGTCGAGGTGGTAACAGTGGCAGCGGCAGCGGTAGGCTGACCAGCCGAAGAAGCGCCGATCAGAATGACGTCACCGGTATAAATAGCGGTAGCGCTATTCACGGTCATCGGGACTTCGCGCATCGCGCCGCCGGGGTTAGGACGACCCCCGATCAGGTTGATCGGACGCAGCCCGTAAGGAGAAGCAACAGTAGCCATTATGGCCTCCGATTAAGGTTTAGAAGTACCAGTACCAAACGCACTGCGGGAGATTTCGGACTTGTGCTCTTTGAAGAGCGGCATGCGCGGGTCATTCTCACGCATGAGCGTGTTGTTGACCGAGTCCATCTGTGCCCTAGCTTGTTTGTCGTAGAAGGCGTTCCGCTGTTCGGTGAACTCCGTAGGAGTCTTGCACAGCATCAGCCCACCAATTTCAAGATTTCCCGATTTAGATGCATCAAGCATCATCTCAGGGTGGTCTTCCGCACGGACGGGTTCCCAGCCTTCGCGCATCTTCCCAGACACATTGGTCGGGTCAGCCTGCCCAAGAATGCTAGTACGAACCCAGCGGTAAGAGTATCCGGGTTGCGGGACCGGGTCGGGAAGAGCGGCGGCGGGTTGCCACTGACGAACTTTACGCTCGCGAGTATCAGCATCGCGACCAGCAAGATTACGTTCAGTACGATTCTCAGCCATTTACTTTCCCCATTTCTTCAGCAACTTTCTTCGCGTAGAGTTCTAACGGGACTCCGAGCCGTTTTGCAAGTGCCACCTGCGTTTGAGTCAGCACGATCTTTTTAGGAGCGGTACTGCGTGACGCCGGAGCTACTACATTAGCGGGTTTGGCCTTTTTTACGGGCTTTTCTGCTTCTTCCTCGCCAGCGACTTCTGGATAAACCTGCCGGATTCGGCTATTGAGCCTATCGTAGTAATCGTCTGAACGTGGATCCACACCGCTATTGACCAACTTCTCATGCACACCCAGAGCGAAGGCGGTCATCTCTTCGTCTTGGCCGAACCAAGTATTAGCCTGTCGCCAGACTACTGCTTTAGGATCAGGACCAGCCCGGGGCGGTTGAGGCGGATTATATTCTTCCGAATCAGTTTGTAAAGTCTTTTCTTTAACAGGAGCAGATGCTTTCCTGTTTGCGAGCAGTTTGATGTCGGTCTTAATGTCCGCGATTTCTTCCTGCGCGGTAGTAAGGGCATCAACGTCGCCGTCCTCATAAGCCTTTTTAAACCGGGCTTTGGCCTGCTCCAGCCGCGCTTCAGCGGCGGATTTCTCAGACTCCTGCGCGGTTTTAGCCGACTCATCAGCCAGACCTTTGAGGCGCTTATTCTCTTCCAGTACCTGCTGTGCAAAGCGCAGAGCCTCAGCACGTTCACGATCAGCCGCTTCTTTAGCGCGGCGCTCATCATGGTAGCCCTTTGACAGGTGCTGAATACGCTTGCGGGTCTTATCAGAGTAAGACTCCAACTCCTCCTCAGAGACTTCCGCAGGAGGTTCTGAAGCCGCACGGCCCCGGTCTTTCTCGGGGGTATCGTCAATAACCTCAATCTCGGATTCGCTTTGCGCTTCCTTGACTTCGGCCTCGGGTTTAGCTTTAGCTTCCTTTTCGTCAGGAAACTCGAATTCCACTTGGTCCATCGCCATAATTTTCTCCTTGGTTAGCCCGCGCGTGTAATGCCGCGAGGATCTTCGACAATTGCCTCGACCATGTCGTCATTCAAAAGACGGAACTCCCGTCCGTGAATCTTCAGACGAGTGCCTGAATAGGCACGGGTCAAAACGAAATCGCCTTCCTTACACCAAGGCCCCGTGGGGAATTTATCCATGTCCTTATAGGCCATGTCGCCGAGCTTTACGACGAACAGCACAACCGTGCTGTGTTCTTCAGTACGGACAGTCGAATCGGGCTTAAACAAACCGTTTTCAAACTTGTCTTCAACTTCAGGTACCGCACACAGAATCTTCCAGCCCTTGGGCTCAGGCAACTGGGTTGCCTTGTTTTCTGCGGATTCAGTCATCAAAATTCTCCAGTCTTCGCGAAAGGTCTTCGATGTAAGAAGATGCGAGGTTTAGACCTTGAATAACCCCACACGTATACCTGTAATCCTCCAGTGTTTTGGCAGCGCCATCGACTAAAGAACGGGTATGACTCGCAACCTCTTCTGCGTATTCACGCAGGAGGTGGTCTAAAACTTTATTATACTCCACGGCTTCCTTTCAGTGCTGTAGTGAGATTCTTGACGTTGTTCTGTCGTGTTTGAGCATCAATTCGCTTCGCTTCAATAGCGAGTTTTGCCTGATCGTTCTGAATCCTTGCCTGAGTCTCCATCATCTTGCGCTGGGAATCCTGCGCCTTCAGTTGAAGCTCCTGCATCTGCATCTGAACAATCGGATCTTGTGCAGCCTGTTGCGCCTGCTGTTGTTGCGCTTTGGCAATATTCACTTGGAGCAATTGCTGCGCCGCAGCAGCAGAAACTCGGGAAATCGCCATTTCAGTCTCTTTATCAACAGGCTGTTCGTCATCGCCGTTCTCATCCATCGGGGGCAGCGTAAGGCCAAGCTGAACCTCGATGTCTTTACGGTACTTGAGCGCCACGTGCTCCATGATGTGCGCTTGGATCGCCGCGATGATCTGGGCACCCGCAGGGTTTTGCTGGAGCATCTGCTGAAGTGAGGGGTCGCTGACCAGCGAGCCGTGGACGGCGAGGTGAGCCTCGTGATCCTGATAATCGAACGCCTTGGCGGGCTTGCTCTTGAGCAACTCCACGTTCTCCGTGACGGGATCCTTGGGCCTCTGATCCTCATCCATCGGGATGATCTTGTTGGCGTTCTTGACCCCAAGCACCTCAAGCATCTGGCGGTGCAGCACCTGCAAGTCGTAAATCTGAGGCGCAGACTGCGCCAACTGGAGCACTGCTTGGTACTGCACGATCCGCTGGCCCATCGTCGCTGCGTTGGGATCACTGACCGGAATAATCTCGATGTGCTCGAAGTCGGATTTCTTCGCCATCCGGCCCTGAACACCTTCTACGTCGTAATCGTAGTCCGGTGCGGTGTAGTCCCGAATGATGTTCTTCAGGAGTTTGAACTCCTGCTTGAGCGCGAAGTGAACCCGCGCTTGGACTGCACTCATCACCTTGAGCATGCGCTCAAGAATCGCCATCGTCGTCCCGACGGGGGCCTGCGAAGACATATCACTGATCTTAAGATCAGCGATTGACGCCAATCTGCGACCATCTTCTACGATCTGCCCGAGCAGCAGGTTCAGGACTTGGCTGGGCTCTTTGTAAGGCAGGGGCAGGATGTTGTCCCGGATGCTGCCGCTCGGCACATCCACATCTCGGAACTCGCCGGGACTGACAGGCGTGTCGTCGCCCTTGATTCGGAGTCCACGTGTCTTAAGGCCCCCGGGCAGGTTTGCAAGAGTTCCAGCGTCAACCAACTGACGAATAAGAGAAGTGCCAGCGCGAGCGTAGCCACCGACAAGACTAATAAGCCCAAGGCCGTAAAAGCCAAATCCGGGGATGTACGTGTAGTGTACGAAGTGCTGTCGCTTGAGTCGCTCGGGGTCGTCTTCAAGATAGTTTCTCCGCACGGCGAGAACCTCGCCCGTACCCTTCTCGATGGTCACGATATAAGGCAGCGCGATGCCGGTAAGTTCGCCGTCCTCGTCCGTGTCCTCGTAGCCTTCCAGATCCAGATTCACATGCATCTCAAGGAGCCGGAACCGGTCATCCTCGGTGGCGCTATAGCCTTGCTCTTCAGCTTTGCGTTTTTCGATGTCGTCGAGGATCTTTTGGGGCTCACCAAGCTCAACATCTCTGTAGAACTTCTTGACTTGGAGCTTGCGAAGATCGTTCTTGGTTTTACGCATCACATGCGTAACCCGCTCCGCGCTCTCGATGTTCGACGCGCCATACGGCACCACCACATCTTCCGCCGGGACGAACAAAGAAACTTGGCGGTTCAGGCTCGGGTCAAAATACACTTTCTTGAACGCAGAGCCCGCCAGACCGAGGGAGTACAGCATCCGCTCATGCTCGGGCCGATACTCGACCATCGCGTCCATCAACTGGTGATTCAGGTCTTCCCGAACGCGCTCCGCTGCCGCTTCCTTGTCGCGGGTAACTTTACCCAAGATCTTTGTCTTGACCGGCCCCGCCGAAGGGAAGGTCTCCATGATCGTCTCGGACTGGAAGCGGATGATCGCCTCACTCAGCAGGGGGTGGAACACACCACACGCACCCTCCCAAGGCTCAGCGCGCTCTTCGTACTTGAGGCCAAGGAGTTCAATGCCTTTTACGTAGG